TTCTCTTGCAGTGCAAACTCTTGTGAAGTGGTGGACATAACCTCCTAAAAAACACTTGACATGGTTATTCGGACTATGTAGAATGTCTAAATAACCTTATCTTTACTATTTTTCAAAGGAGAAAAATATGCGTAAGACGATTTTGTGTGGAATTACTTTAGCTGCACTTGCTTCCTCAAGTGCTCTTGCAAACTGGCAAGATGAGGAGAGAGTTGCACAACAGCAGGCAATTGCTCAGGAAGCAATTGAGCATGCTGAAATTCAAACCTCCATGATGGAGTCCAAGGTGAAGCTCTTTGGTTTTGCTCAGTTTCGTTGGATGTATGACAACATCTCTCCAACTGGCACTCGTCAAGGATTTGACGTAAGAAAGGCAGTCATCGGCGTAGAGGGTGAACTCGCCGAAGATTGGTCCTTTGTTCTCAGTGGTGAATGGGTTCCCGATTCATCCTTTGAACTTCGTGATGCGTATGTTGATGGAAAGATCGACAGTTTTGGACTCCGTGCTGGTAGATTCCGCACTGCATTCATGCAAGAAGTTTTGGTGGATGAACCACAACTTCTCGGAAACGACTACTCACTGATCGCATACACTTTCGGTCAAGGTCGTTCTGAAGGTATTCAACTTTCAAGAGAATTTGGTGATTTTGATTTCAAGTTTGCTTACAGCAACGGATTTGAAACACCAAATGTAGACCCATTTGATACTGACACTTGGGGTCTTGTCGGTCGTGTTGATTGGGACTTGGATCCAAGAATGAACTTGGGTGCTGCAATTGCATACAACAGCATTTCAAGTGGTGGTCAAAGTCTTTCGTGGACTGTTGATGGAAGAATGACTTTCACCGACAACATCGCTGCTTATGTTTCTTATACTGGAAGAAGTGATGATGTAAATGGTGATGGATGGGGTGTCCTTGGACAAGTCGGGTATATTCTTGATGCAGAGAATGTTGCTTTCGTTCAGTATCAAGGAGGAGAATTCACTGGAAACGGTGACATGCTTTCAATCCTCTCGCTTGGATTGAATCATTACTTCGCTTCCAATGTCCGTTGGACAAATGAGATTGGTTATTCATTCAATGGAATTGATTCAAATTGGGTGACTGACCAAACCGGATGGTCCAACACTTCAAGAGATGGTCAGGTTCTTTTCACCACTCAAATGACCATTTCATTCTGATATTATAACCCCCACCAGAGATTCGTCTCTGGTCCAATTTCCTAGTATTAGGAAAGAATCCCCGAACTCCAGAGTTCGGGGTTTTTCATTGCATAAATACTTGAATGGGAGAAAAAGTATGAACCTCATAACAAACTTTCTAATGTTTCAATCGCAGATAAAGGTTTTTCATTGGCAAACTCGTTCATATGCAGAACACAAAGCATTTGGAAAACTTTATGATTCCTTGGATGGACTCTTTGACCAATTCATTGAAGTATACATGGGCAAAAAAGGAACTATTCTTGCTAAGGAATCTTTCACACTAGAGATACAAAATTATTCCGAAGAATACTCAAGAAAATTCTTGGATATAGGAATAGAATATTTTCAAAAGGAAGTCACGGAAGGCCTCGAAGAAACCGACACGGATTTGTTGAACATTCGCGACGAAGTAATCGCAGAAATGAATAGGACCAAATATCTACTGAAATTAAAGTAAAACAGGAGAAGTGAATATATGATGAAGTTTTTAGTTTGCGCTGTTTTAGCTGTTTCATTTTTGAGTGAGAAAACTATGAGTCAACAACAAGTATGGAATCCGATGTTTGATGAAATACAACTGACGAGAAAGAAAAACGATTCCAACGATTTTGAAAAAGTAATAACATTCACATTTGACCAGTATTGGCCACCATACCCCTTTCGGTTGGATTTGTCCGAAGCAACAATAGCAATTTTCCCAAAGATAAAGGGGCCCTCAAGTCCTGATTTGGTTTGGGACCAAAATTGGTTTGGTGAAATATGGTTGGGTGATTCAGAGCTTACGAACAAGGAAATGGAGTTGGTTGCCAACTTCAACAAAGACACGGAATACGTTCTACTTCCAAGAGAAAAAATAGGTTCAAACACCAGAGCTGTTGTTCGCATAAACGGAAACGGAGATGGAGAAGTCATTCTCTATGACCAGTTCTACTTTACTTTGTCATCCGAAATTGGAGAAAATGCTGTGTCGGGAGGAGATGGTAGTGGAGATACTCCACCACCACCAACGACACAAATTCCTTGTTATACAGCTTCAATAAGTTCTCCATCAAAATTATTTGAATATCTAGCATCATCGGGAACATTCTCTGTTAATAGTAGCAGAAATGATTGTATTTGGAATGTAAGTAAAAATGTTCCTTGGATAACTATTAGTGGAGAAACAAGTAGAACTGGTGATTCAACGATACAATACACAATATCTGAAAATGAAACCAGTGAAACCAGAACTGGAAACATAACTGTAGGTTCACAAAATTTCACAGTGGTTCAAAAGGCTAAAAATCAAGAACAGCCACCACCCCCATCAATAGAAATACCTTGTTATTCAACTTCATTGAGTGAATCATATAAATTGTTTCCAACGACAGGAGGTTCTGGAACATACACCGTGTCCCTCAACAAATCCGATTGTTCGTGGGAAATTATCACTGATTCAAATTGGATATCCATTTCGGGTTCTAGAAATAGACAAGGTTCTTCAAACATCACTTATACCGTATCCGAAAATGAAACAGACAATGTTCGTATTGGGAAAATCAGCACATCAAATCAAACTCATGTTGTCATTCAACCACCAAAAGAAAAAACCATCATTGTTCCAGAATCTCCCTGCCACATAAAAGAAATTTCCAAATCGTTCAGTGTCGTTCAAAGCAATGGTGGTTCAGATTCCTTTTCGGTTGAAACAACCAAACCTGATTGTGTTTGGGAAATAAACACTGCTACTCCTTGGATAATAATAGAAAACTACAATACAATTACAAGAAGGGGCAATTCGCAAGTAGATATCATCATTGCGCCAAACAATACTTCATCTGTTCGCGTCGGGACGATAGTTATTGGGGAAATGAAATATGTGGTAGTTCAACTTCCAAAAGAACAGATACCAACTCAGGAACAAAACCCTCAAATAGATTTTGGGTTGGTGAATATCGTAGAAAACAATAGAACATTGAATTCCACACAATTACTGGTTGTAAATCAAAATAGTATTGACCCCCTGATAGGATTAGCTTCATCCGGTCCTTCAATTCCAATAAACACAGACAGTGGTTATGTGATGGCTTGGGGAAGAAACTCCAGAGGACAGTATGGCAATGATAGCAGAGAGCAATTGGTCACACCAACAATTACTTTGAGTGAAAGTATATGGACACAGATTAGTTCTGGTAGCGGACACGTTGGGGCAATAGACAAGAATGGAAATCTTTATACATGGGGAAACAATTCTTATGGAGAGCTGGGAACTGGAGATGGAAGGCAAAGAACAGTTCCAACTATGATTACCTACCCAAACAAAAGATGGAAGATGGTTTCATGTGGAACTTCGCATACTGTTGCTCTCGCAGAAGATGGTGAAATCTATGCTTGGGGGAGAAATCTATACGGACAATTGGGTGACAACTCAATAAGAAACAACAGTGTTCCTCAAAAAATAACAAACAAAAATGATTGGAAATATATTTTTGCTTCAGGAAATCAGAGTTATGCTATTGATTCCAATTTTAAACTTTATTCTTGGGGGCAGAACAACAACGGTCAATTGGGAACAGGAAACAAAAGTAACTCTAGAGTTCCAGCATTGACTCAGGGTAACAGAGATTGGGTAAAGATTTCTGGTGGAGAATTTCATGCTATAGGACTCACCAAGAATGGAGAAATTTATACTTGGGGAAGAAACAATTATGGTCAGATGGGAACTGGTAAAAAATCTTTTAGTGCTACTCCAATCCCAACTAAAGTTGGTATGAAAAACAATTGGGTAAATGTAACTTCTGGTTATCACTATTGCCTAGCTGTAAACTCAAATGGAGAACTATATGTTTGGGGACAGAACAATTATGGTCAGTTGGGGTTGGGGAATGACAACATACAAGAAAGTCCAGTAAAAGTTAATTTAAATGGTGTAGAAAAAATTTCCGCTGGTGCTTATCATACTTTTGCCATTCTCTCCAATGGTGACGTTTATTGTTGGGGAAGAAATCAAGACGGTCAGCTCGGAATTGGAAATGATGATTTGTCAAAGGTGGAGTCACCAAGAAAAAATACTTTCCTTAGCAAGAAAACCATACTCATATCTTGTGGTGACTATTTCACACTATCAATAAATGGAATACCCTCATCGCCAGAGCCAGAAATACCCAATGACTCTCCAATTGAACTCCAAAGTATAATTGTATTGAAATTAGGTAATGCGATTAGTATAGGATGGGAAGGGACTTCACTTAATGGAAAACAAGTAAGAGTGTCACTCAAAACTCTTTCGGGTGAGCAGATAATAAATAAGGTATATTCCTCAAACGAACAAAGTGAAGAATATGTCGTAAATATGTCAGGATACTCTGAATTTTTACTTGATTTGACATTACTGAATAACAATAGCCCCATTCAGAACTATAAAACTAAGTTTGCAACCAAAACTTTCTAAAGATATAAATACTTACATATGTTTACTTACAACGCAGAACTAGTCAATGTTGTGGATGGTGACACAGTAGATTTAAAAATTGATTTGGGATTTGACATTTTTATAAATACTAGAGTAAGGTTGTTAGGTATAGATACACCTGAAATAAGAACTAGAAACTTGGTTGAAAAAACCAGAGGCATGGAAGCTAAAAAATTTGTAGAGAACGCTTTCGCAGAAAATGATAACAAGTGTGTGCTTCAGACATTAAAAGATAAAAAAGGTAAATATGGTAGATACTTGGCAACAATTATTGTTGGTGACAAGTCATTAAATCAAATGTTGATTGATAACAATCACAAAAAATGACGAAAAAAGGAGTAATGGGTTATGGCAGATAGGTTGAGACCAAACACATGGAAAACTAAAATAATACCCGGAGAAGCCAACGAGAATTTTAAACGAATAAGGCCCTCTACATGGAATATGGGGTATATCGGGAAATCCGATACAAATTCGGTCAAATCCGGTGAAAAGGTTGGAGAATATGGCCCAGAAAAAGAAGATGTCTTTTACGATGCAAAAACAGGACTTTATTATGTGGAGAATTCGTGTTGTCCACATGATAAAAAATACGTCACCAAGACAAGAATCACTTTTTCGTAAATTAACTTTTTTTAGAAAACTAAATCTAGCATAAATAACTAGAGAACAGGTAGAAATACCGAAAGGAGAAAGCAATGGCAGAATCAGTAACACAAGTGTCGAATATGGATGTAGCAGGGTTGTGTGACAGAGTGACTATGTATGCACTCGAGCTTATTCATAGTCAGTCTGCATTCAATGGTGGGCTCTTCCTTGAGCAAGATCGCAACAGAACTGCAACTTACATTGATCGTCTCGAAACCTTTGCTGCATCGGTTTCTGAGAATGGTTCTTTGGACCTTCCAAAGATTCACAATGTCGGTTACAGCTTGGTCAAGGCATTCCCAACTGATGCTCAAATTGAAGCAGTTGAGAATCAAGATGTCAAGGACGTTCTTCGTCGTTTCAAGGCTATTTGGGTTGACCTTTCCGAGTCGCAGTCAGCTGACCTCGCTTCGGGAATCAATCGCTTTGACCTCGAAAGACTCAACGCAGTTCTTGAAAGTTGCCGCAAGATCATTGAACTTAGTGGTAACGAACTTGACCTTCCCGAGAATGTAGGAAACACCCCTGTTCCAACAAGAGTATGATAACAGGAGCTTGAACTATGTTTAAAGGAATGTTTGGATGTAGACAGGTTTGCCCAGTAGAAGATGCCATAATTGGCTATGACTGCGAAGGCAACGAAGTTTACAGATGTGAAAAAACTAACCTTTTGTATATCTACGGAGATGCTCCAAAGAAATACATTTCGGTTACAAAAGTAATTTTTAATGAAGAAGAAGGTTACGAAGAAGCTTCTTCTAAGAAAAATAAAAGAAGGAGTAAGTAATGGCAGAAGAAACCACTACACCAACGGTAAAACCTGGTTACAAGACAACAGAATTTTGGTTGTCAGTCGGAGCTTGTGCTCTAGGTGCTTTTGCTGCTTCAGGAGCTCTTCCTGATGAGCATATCGCAATGAAAATTGCCGGTATGGCACTCGCAGCATTAGGTGCAATGGGTTACACCGTATCGCGACTCTTCGTAAAGAAGAGTGCGAATGAATCTTCATAACACAATTCTTCAAAATTGTAGTTTAAGAGAGGCAGAAATGCCTCTCTTTTCTTTTTTTATACCTAAATAATTATATGGAACAGGATATAGTTACAAAGATTGCTGGTATTGATTATTCAATGTCGTGTCCTTGTATTTGTGTCTACAATGGGTCTCTATCAAAATTCAATGCCAGAGATTGCAATTGGTTTTTTCTGACCAACAAAAAAACTTTAGGTGATAATTTATTCTACCAAGGAAGAATAAACTCTGAAGTGTTCAAGGAATGGCGGAATCCAATACAAAGATATAAGAACATTGCTTCTTGGGCAATAGATAAAGTCCAAGGATGTTCTTTAGTGATAATTGAAGATTATAGTATGGGGTCAAAAGGTAGAGTATTTCATATCGCAGAAAATTGCGGAATACTTAAACATGAACTATATGTAAACGAACTACCTTTTGACACAGTTCCTCCCACAACACTCAAGAAATTTGCTTCTGGAAAGGGAAATGCTTCCAAGGAGATGATGTATGAATCATTCCTCAGAGAAACCAATATTGATATCAAGAACCATATCAATCCAAAATTAAAGGAATCAGACAATCCTGTATCGGATGTCATAGATTCCTTTTATCTGGCAAAATATTGCGCCTTTGAATATCTTTCACTTTGACTTGGGTGGATCCTGATGGACATCAGCTTCCAAGTCCCAATTTTCAGTGATTTCTTTTTCTTCCGTTGCTTCTGAATTTTTCTCGTTCTTCATAGTAGAAGTCCTCTTCTTCATACTCGCCTGTGTAATAGGAATTTAATATTTCTGTTCCTGATTTTCTTCTTTTCTTTCCATCTTCAGATTCCCCGTAACCATCTTCATAATAATCACGGTTGGTGTTATTCTTATCGTTTTTACTTCTTGACATGACTATTAGCCCATTTCGGGGAACACCTCTAGTATAAATTTCTTTGTGATTTTTCTATAGGGGTTCTTTCTCTGCAACAAATTACACACCAAATTTGCTTCGTCTTGATTCAACATCTCAAGTATTTGAACCAAGATTTGGTCTTTTCTTACAATATCACACCTATACCCCTCTTCAAAAATATAAAATCTCTTTAGTTCTTGTTCTAGAATTGAAATTGGGGCTTCTCTCAAAGAATCGTCTGGTGTGTATGAAGGACAATCCTTTCTGTAAAAAACCACCGTCTTATCAAGTAGATATTTGAAGAGTAATTTCAAAGTAGGTTTGGAGTTGTTCTGCAAAAACTTTATTGCTTCCAACCTACCCTGTTTTGTTTTTTTCTCCAAGAGAGAATTTGTTTTCTCAAGAATCTCAGTCAGCATGAATGTAGCCATTACTATTCCTTTTATTCAAAAAACACATAGAATCATAGTGTATTTATTCAATCTACCATTTGGTGTAGATGGTTTGGTTAACAATTCTTCAAAAAATTTCTTGAAAGTGGTTTTGTTTACCTTCTTGGAGAAGGTTGTTTTAATGACTTCAGGCTTTCTAACTCGCTTCTTGAAGGAATTGGATGGGTCAAAATTCATAATGGTTGTTCCCCGAATAGTCAATTCTTGACCATTGAACGAAGTCAATACCTGAATTTCTCTTGTGTTCGTGTTGTAGAGAACAACGGATGAAGAACCAACGATAGCAGAAGCAGGCATTGACTTCAATCCTAACTCAGAAAACGATTCCTGAATCTGTGCTTTCTTTGCAACTTCATCAGCAGACTTGACCTTCTTTTTTCGAGGCTTGCGAACACGACTGACATTTGCCATTTTCAAGTCACATTCATTCATCATGTCCTTCAACCACAAAACATATTTCTTGAGAAATGTTTTCTTGTAGTTTGAATATGCTTCTTTTAGTTGCTTGTCGTGAGGAATGTTTTCAATCTCAATGAGAGTAGATGATAACTCATCTCTAATGAAACGGCAATGTGCTGCCTTTGTCTCTTCTCTACGAACAATTCGTAAAGTTTCTTCTCTTCCCTCTTTGAATTGGGAGGAGAACAATTTTTCCTCATGTTCATAGATTTCACTCAGAATTTCAGAAGACTTGTTCCGAATGTTTTCTTGAATGTTTGGAATTTTTCTCTCATCGGAAGAGGTCTTACTTTTCTTTGTGATGAGATGAACTAAACACTTCTTAAGTTTAAGTTCCTTCTCTTTAGGGACCGGAGCATTGAGTGTAAGGAGACGAGCATATACACCCGTGTCCAACCCCAAGTCATCACCAGAAAGTTCGCCATACCCGATGTCAAACCGTTTGGCGTCAACTCCTTCCAATTGCTTGACTACTTCTTTTTTCATTTTCTTACTTTTAGCATATTCAATAACCCACTTCTTCTTTTGGTTATCCGATGCCATGTAGTTATACCAATTCAAAGCAAAGGCATACTTTTTCTCTGCTTCGGTTGGAGACAATCCATCCCATTGAGGCTCTTCACCCCAATGATAACTTTGAATATCTTTCTTGTTTTTTTTCTTTCTAGGCAACTAAATATCCTCCGAAGAAGTATGTATAAGGAAGGTTAAGAAACTACGAACATTTTTTTATGAGTTTTTTTAGTCGTTCACTTGACTTGTCCGATGAACATAGTATACTTCATTCATATCGGGTTTCAAGTGTTCAGTAAAAAATATTTTGGAGAAAACAAAATGAATTGTGAAAACCTATCGTGTGAAGAAATCCAAAGTCTCGGTTCGGTCACTATCATCCCCAAGAACAACAAGCAGGCAACAGTCATCAATACGATGAATGATACCACTTGGGGACCACAGATTCAAGTCATGGAGACTTGGAATGCTACGGAAGATACCAATGCTCAGTTCACTGAAGTTTCTTGGTATAAGGCAAAGGACATTGGATTCAATATCTGATGGAAGGAAAACATGGCGCCGGGAAGGGAGACACATATCGCAAACTTGACTATGACAAGTGGTCAAAGGGTTGGGATATGATATTCTCAAAGAAGAAAAAGAAGAAGTCTCCCTCAAAGAAGAAAGGAAAAAATGAACGCAAGAAATAACACCATTTACGTTGCTGGTCCAATGCGTGGTTACGACAATTGGAACTATGATGCTTTCCACGAAAAGACCAAACTTCTTGAGAAGAGTGGTTGGAATGTCATCAATCCGGCAGAACTGGATTCACACCACACAAACAGTTTGGATGCAAGTCCATTTGACTTCAATCCCGATGGAAACACTCAACATCAAGACCATCTTAGAGAGATTCTTCTCCGAGACTTGAAGTGTATTTGTGAGGAATGCGGAGCAATCTACATGTTGAGTGGTTGGTCTGAAAGTCGTGGTGCAAAGGCAGAATGGGCATTGGCAAAGGCTTTGGGTCTTGAGATTTTCTATGAAATTCCTATGCCTGGATATGGTTATGAGACTTGAAACTCATGTGGTTCCCGACAAGTTTACAGAAAAGGTATCTATAGCTTTTGATTACGACTTTGACGGGAAATCCTTTTTTGAACTTCCTTCCTTTCTAAAACCAAAGGAAGGTTTTCATTTGGGAGTTATAGTAGGTTCGAGTGGAAGCGGTAAGTCTCAGATACTTAAACATCATTTTGAATACACGGAGCCTTCTGTTGAATGGAATCCACAGAAGGCTATCGTTTCACATTTTGATACACCAGATATTGCTTTAGAAAAACTCTTTGCTTCTGGCCTGTCATCTGTCCCCACTTTATGTAAACCATATCACGTTCTTTCCAATGGAGAAAAGTATCGTGCGTATGTCGCAAGAGTAATTGGAGACAATTGTATCATAGACGAATTTACCAGTGTGGTAAATCGCGAAACAGCAAAGTCCTTGTCTGTCAGTCTTTCCAAGTATATTCGGAAAACCAACATCAAGAATGTGGTTCTCTCTTCATGTCATAGAGACATCTTGGATTGGTTGGAACCTGATTGGGTTTTTGATTGCGACTCAAACGAGATTCATAATCAAGATGTTCGCTCAAACCTCAAGAGAGTAGCGAAAGTTGAAATATACTAGACCCAAGATAGAACTTGATATTTTTGAAATCCCGAAAGAATACAAGCGTTTCTTTTGGGAACTCTTTAAGAAACATCACTATCTTAGTGAAAAATTGAATGTTGCAGCAAAATGCTATGTCGGGTATTGGGAAAACAATCCAGTAGCATTTGAATCTGTTTTGACTCTACCCAGCGGAACGATGAAAAATGCATGGAGAGAGCATCGTTTGGTTGTTCTCTGTGATTACCAAGGTTTGGGTCTGGGAAATACAATGTCCGAAGCAATAGGAGAGATTCTAAAAAGAGAAGGAAAGAGGTTCTTCTCCAAGACTGCAAACATAAAACTGGGGGAATATAGAAACAACAGTTCCAAATGGAAACCCACCAGTAAAAATCAAAAGAACAGACCGGACTACAAGCCTAGAAAAAACAACAAACATTGGGGGGTTGCCAAGATAGAATTAGCGCATAGAATATGCTATTCACATGAATACATTGGAGTTCAAGAATGAATATTTTCGTAGTGGACAAAGACCCAATAATCGCTGCTCGTTCTTTACTGGACAAGCATATCGTGAAAATGCCTCTGGAATCTGCCCAGATGCTTTGCACCAATCATAGATTCTTGGATGGTGTTGAGTCTAGAACACCAAGAAATAGAAAGACATATATTCTTGAAGACGAAAGAGAAAATATTCTCTACAAGTCAACTATGGTGAATCACCCATGCACTGTTTGGGCAAGAAAGACATTGGGAAATTATCTTTGGCTTTGTATTCATGGAATGGAGTTGTGTAAGGAATACACAAGGAGATATGGAAAAACTCATGCTTGTGAAAAAGTTATCCGGTGGTGTGAAATAAACCCACCGAACAACATACCACAAGAAACCTTTGTTACTCCTTTTGCGCAAGCTATGCCTGATGAGTATAAAAACAGAAATGCGGTTTTAGCATATCGCAATTACTATATTTACGAAAAAAATAGTATTGCAAAGTGGAAAAACTCAAAAACGCCTGCCTGGTTTTCTAAATTTTTTGAACAAAATTCCACCAAAAACCTTATAAATAATCCGTGAGGACACTATGCCTTTATACGATTACAAATGCACCAAATGTGAACATTCTTGGGACGAGATTGTTCTCTACAAAAACCGCGACAAACCTTGTAAAACCCCTTGTCCAGAATGCAAAGAAAAATCCGTGACTAGAGTCATTGGAGCTCCTATAATGAGTGAACCTCATAAGATGGGTTTGAAAAGACCCGATGGTGGGTTCCGTGAAGTTATTTCAAAAATCAAACAACACCACCCAAAAAACACAATAAGGGACTATTAATGCCTTTCAATCATGTAGAGGTAAATCTAGAACACAGAGACATGGAAGTTATGGAAACTTCTCATGGTCGTTTCTATGAATCCCCCACAAAGAAGGACAAATGGTATCCCTCTGTGACTACTGTTACAGGACACGCAAAGAAGGCGTTTTTTGATAACTGGAGAAAGAATCCAGAAAACATGAAGACTCTTCAATACTGTCAGCAAAGAGGGAATACACTCCACGACACCATTGAACACTATTTGAACAACGACAATGAATTTGTTGATGCTCTTTCTCTTTCAGAGAAGAGACACTTTGTTCAACTAAAGGATGAGCTGGACAAAATTGACAATGTTAGAGCTCTTGAAGTTCCACTTTGGTCTGATATTCTGGGTCTAGCAGGAAGGGTTGATTGCATTGCAGAGTATGATGGAACTCTTTCTGTCATTGACTTCAAGGGTTCAACCAAACCAAAGAAGTCTTCATGGATAAAGAATTACTTTGAACAAGCAACTTGTTACAGTATAATGTGGAAAGAACGAACAGGTGAAAGGATAGATCAAATCGTAGTTTTGGTTTCTTGCGATGACGGAACGACACAGGCTTTCGTAAAGGACTGTCGTGATTATGTTCCCTCTCTAAAGACAACCATTCAAAATTATTGGAATGATATTTTAAAGGATGAGGATCTGTTCTCTTCACATGAAATACTCAAAGAAACGAAGGAAGAGCTTGAAAAGCGAGGAGTGTTGAATGGGATCAATTCTTGAACTTCAGAAAAGATTTGCGGAAGAAGTTGAAAAAATAGCTAAGAAAAAGGATGTTTCCTACATAGATGCTGTCATAGACGTTTGCGAAAAATTCGGAGTTGATCCAGCGAGTGTAGGTAAACTCATTCCGAAGAGCATGAAAGCAAAATTAAAGATGGAGGGACAAGACCTCAATCTCATA